AAATAAATGGATAATTTCGATTTAAAAAAATATTTAGCTGAAGGTAAAATAAATGAAAACCGCCCACATCCAACAGAAGTCTTTTCTGATGAAGAATTAGATTATATTGGAGATATGATGACAGCTATGTACGACAAATTAGGATTAGCTGCAGGAGAAGGAGAAACTGATGTTAAAAAAGCACTTGCTCTATCAGATAGAATTGAAGGATTTTTTCAATCTTTAAAATAAAAGTGAATACTAAAGATATGACTATAAATTAAAATAAATGGATAACTTTGATTTAAGAAAATATTTAGCGGAAAGAAAGGAAGAAAGATTAAAATTACACCCTGATTACGATAAAGGTGGAAAATATTATAGTGAAGAAGGAGCTAAAGCTTTTAGAATTCAACCCTTTAAAAAAAACGATATCAAATATACTAAACACGAAGCAAATCGTATGGGTAGGTATATTGTAGGATTAGAAGGTAAAGAACTTAAAAAATTTATTTCTGATTACATGGCAGCATGGGAAGCAGATAAAGGAGATACACCTGAAGGAAGAACTTTTAAATAAAATGAAAGAAAAAATTTGTATAGCAATTTGTAAAATTACATTCAACAAAATTTGTTTAGGTTGGTGTAATACTAAATGCTGTAGTTAAAAGTAAAAACATATAGAGCAGATTCATAGCCTGTTCGATTAAAAATAATTAAAGAGATCTGTGGCCTCCATTTGGAGGTCACATTTAAGTTTCGTATATTAACGCGTTAAAAATAGGAATACAATATGAGTAAAAACATAGTAATGATTGGAGCAGGTGTAGCAAATGTAAATGCTGCTACTAAGCTAGTTGATAGTGGGTTTAAAGGTAATATTACTATTATTGATATGGGTAAAGATCCATATTTAAGACCTTATGAAGAAGTAATGACTGGTTATTTAGGTGCTGGTGGTTGGTCAGATGGAAAATTAACATATTCAACTCAAATTGGTGGTCAATTATCTAAATATTGTGGTGAAGAAAAAGCAATGGAATTATTTGATCAGGTGATTAACAATTTTAAACGTTTTCACCCTAAACCAGAAGAGGTGCAATGTTCAAATCCTATAGCAGAACCAGATTTTATTAAACCATATTTTGGGCTAAGATTATTCCCTGTATGGCACGTTGGTACTGATTATTTACACGAGATAGGTAAAAATTGGTATGACTTTTTAGTTGATGGTGGTGTTGAATTTCACTGGGAACACAAAGTAATTAATATTGATTTTGATAATCAGGAATTAATAGCTGTATGTGAAAATCCAAAGCTATCTTTGCAATGTAAATATGATAAACTTATATTTGGTGTAGGCAAATCAGGTATTGATTTTGGTAAACAATTAGCTGAACACTATAACTTACCAACTGAACCAAAACCAGTTCAAATAGGTGTTAGATTTGAAGCGCCTCAAAAACATTTTCAAAAATTAATTGATATAAGTTATGATTTTAAATTATATAGAAAATTTGAGGAAGCAGGAGTATCACTTCGTTCCTTTTGTACTAATAACAATGCAGCTTATGTGGCTGTAGAAGAAACATATGGTGATCATTCATATAATGGACATGCTAAAAAAGATGAATCATTTAGAAATGATATGACTAATTTTGGTATTCTAATGGAAGTTAGAGGCATAGATAAACCATTTGAATGGTCTAGAGATGTAGTAAATAAATTACAAAAAGATGGTACAGGATTATATTATAGCCCAACTAGAGAACCTTCAACTACATCAGAAGGTGTAGATGTATCAGCGGTTAAAGTAGATACATTACACGATATAACTAAAGCTATGCAACCATATTTTTGGTATGTACTAGATTTTATTAATGACATGAAAAAAGTATTTCCAACATTAAAGGATGATTGGGGTATTTATGTACCTGAAGTAAAATATCTTTCTCCTGAACCCCTAGTTAATTATAATAATTTATCTTTAACAAAATACCCCAATGTTCATTTTGTAGGTGATGCTTTGTCAGCAAGAGGAATTACGGTTAGTGGAGCACAAGGTACTTATGTTGCGGAATATATTTTGGAAAATTAAATTAAAGTTCGTATATTACAATAAACAAAAATTATGACATCTAAAACACCATTTCCACAGAGTAGAAAATTGAAAAAAGCAGACGGGACCATTGCTTATGTATGGGACGGTAAATTACATAATTGGGAGGGTTATGCTTTAATTCCCGAAGGTATTGAAAAAAATGGAGAGTATCATTTATATGGTATTAAACATACAAAAGAAGAGTGGAAGGAAGCTAGATCACAAAGAGAGGGATTACCTTATTATAAAAATCAATCAATGAAAGCACATCTTTCAGATTATAGAAATTAAGATATGAAAATAGGATTATGTGGTACAATGAGTGTAGGTAAAACTACATTAGTTAATGCTTTAAAAGAAACTAAACAATTTAAAGATTATATGTTTAGAACAGAACGTTCTAAGTTTTTAATGGAACAGGGTATTCCATTAAATACTGATTCAACATTAAAGGGACAAACTGTATTTTTAGCAGAACGTTGTGCAGAATTAATCCAAAAAGATATTATTACAGATAGAACAGTAATAGATGTTATGGCTTTTACTTTAAATGCAAAATCTATTCCTTATCAAGATAAGGAGGCATTTGAGGAATATGCTAAAGAATTTATTGGAGATTACGATTATATATTTTATATTTCTCCCCATGGAATAGATATTGAAGATAATGGGGTAAGGGAAACAGATGAACATTATAGAGATTTAATAGATTTTACTATTACTACATTAATTAAAAGATATGGTCATAGATGCCCATCTATTGAAAAAATATCCGGATCTACAGATGAACGTATTCAGCAAATATTAAATATTACAGGGCTTTAACATATTTATAATAAAACCCTTTATCATGAAATTATCTGAATTAAAAAACTTTATTAGAGAAAATATTATATCTACTTTATCTGAGGATACGGATGCGGAAATTGCTAAAACTAAAGAATTAACTGCAGCTGTTCAAGATTTAGAAGCTGCTAAAAAAGAAGCTGGTATAGAAGAAGATGAAGATAAAGAACCATCTAAGGCAGATCTTAAAAAAACAAAAGGTTTAGCTAAAGCAAAAGAAGAATTAGCTTTATTAACTCGTGAAATGAAATCTTTGGCTAGAAAATATTCTAAAGCAGAGGGTTTAGAAAAAGAAAAATTATTAAATACTTTAAAATCTAAAACTAAATTAAAAAAGGAATTAGAAAGTATTTTAGATAAATAAAAAATTTAATGTGGTTAAAAAAAAATCTTAACCTATTAGTTATATTAGGAGCTTGTATTATAGTTTTTACTTTTTTTGAAAAAAGGGAAGATTATGTAAAAGAATATAATGCTAAAATAGTAGCATTAGAACAAAAAGTTGATTCGTTACATAGTGAAAATGACGAGTTGACTTTTAAAATCGATACATTAAATGTAGAGATAAATAAATTAGATCAACAACTAGATCTTAAAGACACAAGAATAAACAACTTAAGATATGAAATTAGTACAAAAGTTGATGCTGTTGATAGTTTTAATGATGATGAACTTGAAAAGTTTTTCACAGAACGTTACGGACAGTACCTCGATTCAATTAAAGAAACCAATAGCCAAATTAGTAATTAAGGATCTTATCACTGGAGATGGAGCTAAAAATGAATTAGCTCTTACTTTAGACAAAATTTTACTTTTTGAACAAAAAATAGTTTTAAAAGATAGTATTATCCTAAATTTAAATAATAAGGTAAAAAATTTTAACTCTATAATATCTACTAAATCAGATCAACTTTTACTTTCCCAAAAATTATCTAAAGAACTTCAAAAAGATTTAAAAAAACAAAAATTAAAAACTAAACTAATGGGTGGAGCAGGTTTAGTAGCAGTTGTAGGAGTAGTTTTTTTATTAAAGTAGTATGTCTGATTTAAAAAAAGTAATACGTCAAGAATATCTTAAATGTGCCAGAGATCCTGTACATTTTATGCGTAAATATTGTTATATACAACACCCCCAAAGAGGACGTATCCAATTTAATTTATTCCCTTTTCAGGAAAAAGTATTAAAATTATTTAGAGATAATCCCTATTCTATAGTACTTAAATCTAGACAATTAGGTTTATCTACTTTATCAGCTGGTTATTCATTATGGTTAATGACTTTTTATAAAGATAAAAATATTCTTTGTATAGCTACAAAACAAGAAACCGCTAAAAATATGGTTACAAAGGTAAAGTTTATGTATGAAAATTTACCCTCTTGGCTAAAAATAGATGCCGCAGAGAATAATAAATTAAATTTAAGATTAAAAAATGGCTCTCAAATTAAAGCAACTTCTGCAAGTAGTGATGCTGGTAGATCGGAAGCAGTATCTTTACTATTAATAGATGAGGCTGCCTTTATTGAAAATATAGGTGAAATTTGGGCTTCAGCTCAACAAACACTGGCAACTGGAGGTGGTTGTATAGCTTTAAGTACCCCATATGGGACTGGTAATTGGTTTCATCAAACTTGGACAAGAGCAGAAGCCGCTGAAAATGATTTTTTACCTATTAAATTACCTTGGTACGTGCA